TTCGTATTCCCAAATAAGCTGGTCGATCTTGAGCGCCGCCATGTCGGGCTCCAGTTTGACGCAGATGTCGAGCGGCGTGCCAAACTGCGGGCAGGTGAAGTCAGCGGCAAGACCCGACATGTGCGCCGACGTGCTCGATCCCCCGCAGGCTACGTTGACCTCGGATGAACGGTAGCCCGACGAGATCAGGATCGGATGGCCTCCGAGCTTGAGGCGGACCTGTTCAAGCACGGCGCACAGCAGCTGAAGATTGTGTACCGCCGGTTCGTCCGGCGTGTTGTCCAGTCCCAAGCGTTGCCCGGTCTGCGACAGTGTCATTTCCTCCAAAGTAAAGTGAGGACTCAACTGGGTGGTCACTTGCGCTTGACCTTCCTTGCCGGACTGGGGCTGATCGTGACCCTGCTGGTGTCGGAAAGACCCGACTTCCTAAGCGCGCCCTGAATATTCTTTGCCAGCTTTGGATTACTCTTTCCCTTTGGCATCACTTATCTCCTCACTTGGTGGGTGGTCGGCCGGCAAAGGTCAGTGCCGCGGCGAGCGCCGCGGCCAGCAGACCCATCAGCCGGTTGTGCGGGTCGCAACTGATATCGGCCCGCGTTACGATTTCGGTGGCGTTCATTAGGCATGCCCCAGCGAACGCCAGGATGACAATGCCATAGATGGCGACGACGAAGGCGATTAACCAGAATGCCCCGCGCTGCGGGTCGAACGGCGGCCTGTCCATTCATCCCAGCTGCCCCAGGTGTCCGGTCAGCCACAGGATCAGCAGCACGATCAGCACGAGACCAAACACGCTGTACAGGCCGTTGTAGCCATAGGTGCGGTAGCCGTAGAAGCCGCCACCACCCGCCAGGATGAGGATCAGCAGGATGATCAGGACGAGGGTCATCTGGATACCTTTCTAGTTGAGCGCGGCAAACTCCTGGGCGTTGGGGGCACCCACCAGCATCGCCAACATGTCCGCTTCGCTCATGTCGGTCGTTTGCAGGCGCTGCCGCTGTTCGGGCGTCAGCCCGGTTTTGAGGCCGTAGGTGCCCAACAGGATCTCGCGCAGGTCGTCGCGGATGGCGACGGGCTGCACCTCGGGCGGGACCTCGGGCGGTGCATCGTTGAGGCTGAAGTTGCGCATGACGTAGCGCGAGCCACGCGGGGCCGTGTAGGTGGTCAGCGGTGCCCTGCTGGGTTGTGACACAGTCAAGGGTGGCTCAGACACGGTGATGATCGGCATCGGGATGTCGGGCTCGGGAGCGGGCTTCGCCGTCAGCGCGTCAGCCAACACCGCCTCGCAATAGAGACGCACCTGCTCATCCGTCGAGCCCGGATATTTCCTGCGGAACTCTTCTTCCGTCATCGTCCTCCTCCTAAAAGGCTCGAGCAACAGCCGTCAGTTGCGAGCGTGGCCGCAGCGCGGCCTCGCTCTCCAGTCTCATCGCCTCGACGATGGCCGTACGCAGTTGCGCCCACAACGGCAGCCGCGCATCGTTGTTGAGATATGGCTCGGCCTGCAGCAGCGTGGAATAGAGGTACAGGTCGGGCGACTTCAGCAGCAGCCAATTGCTCGTGACCATGCCAAGCTCGGGAATCTCATTCGGCCAGATGTCAGGAATCTTGGCGTAGTAGACCATGCGCAGCTCGACATCTGCACCGGGAGCAGGGACGAGCTCGATGGCGTTGCCGATGACGGTGTAGCCGGCGGGCGAGCCGCCGGCTCCCTGACGGCCTGCCTTGATGTCGTTGGTCTCGCGCTCGCTCATGTAGCGCAACGGCCAGCCGGTCGTGGTCGGGTTGGTCAGCGTCAGCGAGTAGTGCTCGAGCCAGTCGGTCGGCAGTTCGACGTTCTCAGCGTTGCTGGTGGTGTAGGCGCGCACCATCATGTCCCTGAACCGCAGCTCTCTGTTGAACTGCGCCGTCGCCATCTTGATGAACAGCGGGATCTGGTCCCGCAGGTCTTCACGGTTCAGATAATCCGCCGTGGCCTCGATCAGACCGTTGTAAGTCAGGAGATTGAGGGGCGCACCCGCCCCGCCTAAACCATTGGCCATGTCAGACCTTCCCCGGCCTTACGCGCCACGCACGATTGTCCGAATCATTGACCCAACGCCGATACGGTTCGGGGTCGTTGTCGGTGTGGGTTCTGATGATGCCCTCCCGCATCAGTTTTGACCGCATTACCGGGCTCATGCTGGTGTGGACTGCACCCTCTTTCCACTCTCTCGGGGCGTCGTTGTAGAGACGCTTGTTGTTTTCAAGGAGTGCCGTGACGTCGGCTTCCTCGATGACCGTGACGGTGTCGGTCAGTTCGTCGTAGTCGATCCAATGAAAGACCCCGGTTTCCCGGTTCATGGCGAACAGGCGCTTGCCCATCGTGATCCTCCTGCAAGAGATGAGGGGCGGGCTGTTAGGCCCGCCCTCAGGTGTTGCTTAGGTGAGGTCAGCGATGGCTGCCCATGAATACTGGCTCTTACAGCGGAAGCCCCATTCACACACTATCATCCGCTTCTGAGAGTCACCGGTCTTCGCCATCACCTCGGTCGACATCGGCCGCAGGTAGGCAAGCGATGCGTACTCAGGATCGCCGACATAGACGATCGTGGTCGGCATAAATCGGTCCACGATTATGTCGACGTTGCCGAAGTCGCTGCGTTTTCTTAAACCGAGGTCGCTACTCCCGATCCCTCTTACGAGGCTCACAGTTACCTGTGAGATGAGACTATCTCTTCATCCTCCACCGGAGGAGCTGGGCACTTCGGACCGCTTGGTCCTACGAGGCTCCCGCCTCTAGTCGTTACACCTTCCGTCGTGAGACGGCTTGGCTCGGTATTGTCCTCGCGCCTGGCAAGAGCTCGAGGAGGTTCACCGAATTCGCCCAGTTACATTCCCACTATCACTAGTGGACGACGCCAGAATTAACGTAGGAGTCAGAAGCCCCGATGATCTCGGCCTGCTTTCCAGGTGCTACGTCACGGTAGCGGGTGGCGATGCCGACGAAGGTCGAGAACACGACCTTCTGGCTGGCGTTCATGAACGCCACCTTCGGGTTGCCGCCTTGCGCCCACACACCTTGGATCGCTGTCTTGAACAGCGCCTCGGTGAAGGCCCGCGGCGTGCCGGCGACGTAGGCGGTGCCTGGCGTGCCGTTGCCTGCGCCGCCGCTCATCACGGGTGGCGCACCCGTGCCAGCGCCAGCGTAGAAGGAGGTCACGATCCAAGCTCCTAGTCCTGCAGTTTTGCGTGCAACACTGTTGGAGCCTGCAACCCCGATTTGCGTGCCCATGACGGCCGTTTCCATGTCGCGCTTCATTTCGGAACTGGCCTTGCTCATCTCGTAGGCCAGGTAAGACTTCATCCCCGCCTTGTCGACCGCCTCCAGTGTGCCGGTGACGCTGACGATCTTGCGATTGATCTGCGTGTAGTTGTTGACGCGGTTGGTCGGCGCACGAACGTCGGTGGTGCCGACGATGTCGTCACCCTCAACGACGGGCGAGTTGGTAGCCGTTGCCAATCCGTCAGTTTGCCATTCGAAAAACGTCTGATTGGCCTTGTCGCGCCCGAAGTTCGACATGCCGGGCGTTTCGGTAGGCGCGATGTTGTAGATGAAATTGGAAAGGTCCTCTTTCACCGCACGAGTCGCGTCGTACCTCGTTAGTGTGTTCGTGATCAGAGCCATGGTCGTCCTCGCGTTGGCTGCTGCGAGGCGCTCAGCCTTCTACAGCAGCTGTTCCCAGACTTTAGCGGCGTCCTGAAGACGGCCGCTGCGGGCGAGACGTTGCTGCGCTGCGTTCAAGCGCGAGGCTGATCCGTTGTTGGCTGGTGCCGCACCGGCAGAGGCAATGCGCGGTCCCTTCACTGCGGTGGGCTTCGGCCGGTTGGCCAGGAGCTCATCGTAGAGGCGAGCTTTGTGGAGCAATACCACCGCTCGCGGATCGTAGGCTTGCGCAACCTCTTCAGCGGAGTACCCGGCGACCTTCTGGGCATAGTCGACGATCTTCTGTCGGTCGGCGTCCCACGTCGTCTGGTCCTTCCAGGCCGGGACCAGGTCCATCATGCGTTGACGGCCTGTCTCCACGACCTTCTTCAGAGATTCCGCCTGCTCCTGCTGCCTGATGACGGCCAGACGCTGCAGTTCATAGTTGGCGGCTGCCAACTTGTCCTGCTTGTCTCGCCATTCATCACGCTTGCGTGCGTAGCCGATTGGATCAGTCCGAAACACATCGTCCCAGTCGGGCTCAATTTCCTTGGCTCCCTCGAGCTGTTCCTTGAGGGCTCCGAGCATGGTGACGTAGGTTTCGCGCTCTTCCCTGGTGGCCTGCGCCTGGGCGACGATCTTCTGTCGCTCGTTCGCGAGCTCCTGGGTCTTCAGCGTGTAGTCCGCGTGGCGCTGATAGCCTTTGATGACCTCCTTGAGGGGGATCTGCTCGGACTTGCCGTCGAATCGGACGGTGACCAGCGATTCCTCAGTCTCGGCCTGTTCCGTACCATCAGGTTCGCTTGCCTCGTCCTCGCCGGGCTCCGCTTCGTCTGCGGGCGTCTCTTCCGGTTCGGCTTCGGCGGCAACGCCCTCGCCCTCTGGGGCGGGAGCTTCCTTCGCAGCCTCTTCCTCGGGTGCCTGGGTGCCGTCTTCACGGTCAAGCATTCCCTCGAAAGCGCGGGCTGCGTCTTCCAATGTCGGGCCCTGTTGGGGGAGATCGCTATTGGGAGTCGGCATGGTTTCTATACTCCGGTTTGTCAGAGTTGATAAGAGGTTCCGCGGTTATCCATCCGCTTCAGCCCTTGGGCGTCGCGCAGCGCCGCCACCAGGCCCAGCAGCGCCTGAAGGTCGGTCCAGATGCGCTCGCGGCTGGCGATGTCCCTGGTCTGGACCCAGTCCGAGATCAGGCCGTCCTGCATTCGGTTGAACAGGGTTCGGGCGGTCGTGCTGGTGAAGAACTCGCGAATGTACTCGAGCTCCTGATCACTGAGTGGTGGGCCGTCCATTGGTGGCGCTCCTCCTGGCCTCGGCCGCCAGGCGGGCGGCCTCGGCCTTCTGTTCGATGGTCAGGCGGTGCTTGTAGGCATCGGCCTCGAGGTCGCGAACGTGGGCATCGTCCTCGCGGTCGAGTGTCGCCCGATGCTTGGCGACGTCCTGCATCAGGCGCTCGCGTTCCATCTGCAGGTCACGGTCGGTCGAGTCGATCGACACCCCGGTCGTCATCTCGGCGATCTGCAGCTTGACGATGGCGTCGAGCCGCGCCTTTTCCATCTGATGCTGATGGTCGAGCTTCAGCTTCTGCTCCTTCATCATCGCCTCGGCCTGCGCCTTGACCTGCTCGAGCTCGAGCTTCTGCTGGTCCATCCGGGCCGTCAGTTGGTCGATCTGGATTTGCGCCTGGACCTTCTGCATCTGGGCTTCGGCGACCACCATGTTGGGGTCCTTGGGCGGCGGCTGGGCAGCCTGGGCCTGCTGGATGGCCTGGATATTCACCGGGGCGAAGAAGGTTTCGGCGTCCTTGTAGCCCATGACCTCGCACATCTTGACGAGCGTATTTCGATACTTGTCGAGCGGGGCCAAGGGATTCGTGGGGCCGCCCATCTGGATGGCGGCCTCCTGCTTGGTGGCGATGAAGGCCAGCGCCGTCATGCGGTCGCGGTCGGTGCCGCGACCGAGCGCGACGTGGACGATGACATCCATGTCGGCATCCCAGACGCGCGGGTTGCACTCGACCCATTTGCCTCGCAGCCGCATCATGCGCGGCTGGTCCTGGTGCTTGCACAGGAGCTTCAGCAGACCCTTCATGAGCGGCTTCACGCCGTTCTCGGCGAACAGCCTCGCCGTCATCTCGGTGCGTTCTTGAGCTCCCTGCACGGTGGCATCGACCCCGCTCTTGGTCGTCGATTGCAGGATGTCGGGATCGAGGCCGGCAGCAGCCGGGACGATGCCGGTGCGTTTGGCTTTCACTTCGTCCAGCCACGCGATGATCGGCATAGCGTTCTGGCCGACGAAGGTACTGTTGAATTCGCCGGCCATGCCTGGGGCCCTGAGTCTGACGAGGGCACCAGTTTCGACGTTCATAAGGTCATCGACCGATGCCTGTCCTTCTACGAACCACGTACGCGGATGAATCGACTGCGCCAGGCTGTCGAGCGTGTTGCGCACGACGTTGGATTTCAGCTTCTGCAGGTCCATCGTCTGATCTGCGACAGAATTCCCAATGGCCTGATGTGGTTCGGGGTCAGGGCAAAAAATTACCATTGGCACTTCGTCCCACACCTCGTCGTGCAGGATGGTCTCGCCGACCATGCAGACCTTCCTGAGCTCGGCGATGCCGTCGCCGTCGCGATCGATGCGAACATAGGCCTCGTAGTAGACGACCCTGGTCTGCGATTCGTCGGTGCCGGCGAGGTCCTGCTGCAGGGCGTTGAGCGCCGGGTTGCGGATCTGGGCTTCGGTATTGGTGAGGAAGGAATCAGCCGCACCCCCGAGCTCGGCGAGCTCGTCGTGGGAATAGCCCATCTTGATCAGGTCGCTGTGGGTCTTGACCGAGCGATGGGCGACACAGGCGGCCCCGCGCAGGTCGCGGGCGTCGCGCGAGACCAAGAGCTCTTCGGGCGGGACGCACTCCACCAGAGCCCGCTTTTTCTGCTTGTGGCGGCGGATACGGACGTCGTGGAGGGTCGGGGCGACCGGGGGTGGCATAGGCGGCATGGGGAGCATCGGAGGCCCTGCAGGGGCTCCCGGAGGCCCTGGCATGGGCATGCCGGGAGGGGGGCCGCCAGGCCCCTGCGGGGGACCTGGCGGCGCTGCGCCCGGGGGTGGCGCGGGGGGAACCGGGCCACCGGCTGGTGACGGCATGGCTCCGGGCGGCAGCATGGGCATGGGGGGCATTGGCGGCGGCGGTTGCCAGCCGGGCAGCGGATAGGCCTTGTCCTCGAGGATTTCGTTCTCGGGGTCGCTTTCCAGAAAGCGCAGTTGAAGGTCGCTCTGACCAGTGTACTCATATTCGCTGATCTCGACGTCTTCGTCCCAGCGCCACTTGATGACACCACTTTTACGTGTAAGTGCATCTTTGAAACAATTGTAGAGTATGGAAAACCCGTCGTTGTCGTTAAAAAATGTATAGTTCACCGCGTCAGTCGCTTGCTCCGCTTCCTCGGTCTTTTCGGCAGTGCGCGGTTCGAAGGCGACGACCTGCTCGGAGCCGCAGAAGATGCGGAGCAGCGACGGCATCATCGCCAAAACCGTATCCCTGACCTCGGTCATCACGACCTGCGAGCGGCCCGGCTCCTCGTTGCCCAAGGCATCGCCGCGGTAGTAGGCGGTGGCCTGGCTGCGGGTCTCCGACAGGTTGGAATCGACGTAGTCGCGGGCGTCGTCGAGCATGGCTTTGACGGCCCAGCTGAACGCCTGCTCGTCCATCGGCTCGGTGTCGTAGTCAGTACCGACGATGTCGTCGCCGCTGACGCTAATCGGGCCGGACTCGGAATAGTGGCGGGCCATGGCTGGCTTCCTAGAGGCTCAAAAGCCCCTTCTTGGGTTTGGCGATCGACAGGCTGCCGGTCTGCACACCGGGCTTGGCCGGCCTCTGCAGCGCGCCCAGGCCGGGCACCGCGGTTGCTACGCTCTTGCCCTTACGCGCTGCGGCCGAGGCCTGAGCGGCTTTCTTGACGCTGGCTTGCTGGGCTGGCGTGCGCGGCATCCCACTTGATCCCATGCCGTAGGAGGCGCGGCCGATGGCATCGCGCGGGGTGTTTTTGTCGGCGACCTCGAAGGCCTTCATGGTGTCGAGGTGGGTCTGGTGGTTCCTGTTGAGTGCCATAGTGTCCTCCTTAGGCGACGCGATAACGAAAGCGGGCTGAGAAATGATTGGCCGTTGGCGTGGCGGTGTTGGACGCCCATGCCATCGATGCGCGGCTGTTGGTTGTGTCGGCGGTGATGCCGGTCGTCAGGGTGCCATTG